ATCGTTATCGAAAAACCCATCTAAAACGGGAAAGCCTAAGTCAAATGATATGGTAATCCGTTGCTAAATATATAAATTGTAATCACTCATAGGAGAGTGATATTATGGAAAATAAACCTGTTGGAGCTGTTTATGTGACTACATGCTCTGTAAATGGTAAAGAATATATAGGTAAATTTCTTTATAACAGAATAAATGACTGGGAAAAGTACTTAGGTTCAGGTAGGTATCTCAAAGAAGATATTAAAAAATATGGTAAAGATAAATTTACTAAAACAATTATAAAAGATTACTATACGACAGAAGAATTAGAAAAAGCTGAGGAAGAATTAATTTTAAAAACCAATGCAGTTTATGATGATAACTATTATAATGTAAAATTATCTTCTGTAGGAGGAGATATATTTACAACAAACCCTCGAAAAGAAGAGATTAGAGAAATGAGAAAACAACAAATGAGAGGTCAAGGTAATCATCAGTATGGTAAACCTAAAACAGAAAAGATGATAAATTCAGTAAAGAAAGCTAACTCTAGAGCAATAGAGATAGAGGGTATAAAATACGAGAGTACATCCGAAGCATCTAGAATTTTAAGTATAGGACATACTACAATTGGTTATAGATTAGATTCTGATAATTACCCTGAGTATAGAAGATTAACACCTAGAAAATTTGAAAAGAAATGATTACAATTTATATTAAATGCCTAACGACTATCTGTAACCTATCCACATATGTGGAGGGATAAGGTTAGAGCCAAGTGGTACAAGTATTGAGTAATAATCATATAAAACTTGTTTAAATCGAAACGGTGGACTTCCTAATAGGAAGAATGATATAGTCTACTCATCTATGGAAACATAGAGAAGTTCATAAGAGAACTAGTAGTGATTAACGACCACTACTGAATACACAGGACAGAAATATCTCAATTACAGGAAGTATCAGATATACATCCTTATATGGAATCTGATAAAGATATTATAGGTAGGGATGTTATTTGTACTTTAGCTTCTTTAAACTTAGTAAATGTTGTAGAGAAAGGTTTACTTAAAGAATCAGTAGATATGGGTATGCGTTCTTTATCAAATGTAACTGATATGATGTATTTACCATTTTTACCAAGTGTAAATAGAGCTAACGATGAATTACATGCTGTGGGATTAGGTTCACTTAATTTACATGGACTCTTAGCTAAAAATATGATTAGTTATGGTTCATTAGAAGCTCTAGACCTCATTAACAGCTTGTATAGTGCAATAAACTATAACTCTATTAAATCTAGTATGCACATTGCTAAAGAAAAAGGTAAGTCATTTAAAGGGTTTGAAAAATCCGAGTATGCTAATGGTAATTATTTCAAACCATACATTAATAAATCTAATGAACCAACAACACAAAAAGCTAAAGAAGTTTTAGAAAAAGTGTATATCCCTAGTCAAGATGATTGGGAACAATTAGCTAAAGATGTTAAAAGATACGGTTTATATAATGCTTACAGAAGAGCGGAAGCTCCAACACAATCTATTTCATATGTTCAAAATGCTACAGCAAGCATTATGCCTGTACCTAGTGCGATTGAGAATAGACAGTATGGAGATATGGAAACATATTACCCTATGCCTTTCTTGAGTCCTATTACTCAATTCTTTTACGATAATGAAACAGCATATAAATTAGATAATAAAAAAATCATAAATACAGGTGCTGTGGTTCAGAAGCATACAGACCAAGCAGTTTCTACAATTTTATATGTTGAATCAGAAATACCTACAAATAAACTAGTAAGTTTATACTACTATGCATGGTCTAAAGGATTAAAATCATTATATTATACACGTTCACGTAAACTAGAAGTAATTGAATGTGAAACATGTTCGGTATAAAGGAAGGAAATCAAATGTCACTAAGAAAAACAGTAGAGTTAAATAATAAAGAAGATAAATTAGAACCAATTAATTGGAATAAACAGTCAGATGGTATGTCTGAGATTTATTGGAACCAAGGTGTTAATCAAATTTGGTTTCCTGAAGAGTTCGATATTTCAAGAGATTTAAATTCTTGGAATGAACTCTCTGATATTGAAAGAGAAACTTATAAAAAAGTTTTAGCTGGATTAACTGGTTTAGATGCTAAACAAGGTGGGGAAGGTATGAACCTTATTTCATACCAAGAACCGAGAAGACACTATAAAGCTGTTTTTGGTTATATGGGTATGATGGAGTTTGTACATGAACGTTCATATTCACATATATTTACAACTATTTTAAATAATAAAGAGACTAATTATTTATTAGATGAGTGGGTAAGAGAAGAAAGTCATTTAATTAAAAAAGCTCAATTTATTGGTTATTTTTATAAAAAGTTACTAAATCCAGAACCTACTACTTTTGATAGGTATATGGCAAAAGTTGCTAGTGCTTTTCTAGAGAGTGCTTTATTCTATTCAGGTTTCTATTACCCTTTACTTTTAGCAGGTCAAGGTCGTATGACACAATCAGGAGCTATTATATTTAAAATAACTCAAGATGAATCATACCATGGTTCAGCAGTAGGGTTGACAGCACAATATGATTATGCACAGTTAACAGATGCAGAAAAAGAAAAAGCTGATAAATTAACATATAAATTACTTGACATATTATATGATAACGAGGTATCATATACACATATGTTATATGATGATTTAGGATTGACTGAAGATGTAATAAGATATGTAGAATATAATTTCAATAGAGCCTTATCTAACTTAGGTAAAGAAGATTATTTCCACCCAGAACCTTTTAATGCTATTGTTAATAATCAAATTGATGTGGGTAGAATGAGACACGTAGACTTCTTTAGTGGTAAAGCAGATTATGAAAAATCTACTAATATCAAAGATATTAAAGATGAAGACTTCAATACTGAAGGTAATGAAAGTGATGTAGTAGATAAATTCTTATAATAACCATAGTATATAACATAAGAAAGGAAAGGTATTATGGATAGAAAAGAAGCATTGGTACTTATGAATAAAGCAGAGACTTTGTTTAAAAAGTATGACGATTTCAAATACGTAGAAGATTTATATGACCCTATTAAAATTCTAAATAATAAAGAAGATACAAGACCTGATTCAGAGTCTACTTCTTTTCAATTAGAATTTAGTTATAAGAGCACTAATTATATTTTAGGATATAATAACAGTTCACTTACGGTTATTGATAAATCACAAGGATTAGAACATCCAATAGTTCATAATGTAAATAGTTTTGAAGAAGTAATTAATTTATTAGAAAAGGATGAAGAATAAACATGGAAAAATTAGAAAGCTTAGTAGATTTAAATACAAAAATTTCATATAATGATGATGCTATCGTATTGATTTCACAAGACGGATGTGCTAAATGTGAGATTTTAAAAAATATCTTACCTGAATTTGAAAAGACTGGAGATATTACAAAACCCATCTTCTCATTAAATTTAGATGATGAAGACGTAGATAGAGAGCTAGCTATTGAGAAATTTAATGTTATGAGTACTCCTTTATTGCTTTGCTTTAAAAACGGAGAGCTTAAGGTTACTTTAGAGGGTGACGATGTAAACCCTATGAAATTTAAAGATTTAGAAAATATTTAAATTTAATTTTGATAAACCTCACTTTTATGGTATAATTAATTTATACAAAGAAGTGAGGTTTTTTTATGGCAAAAAATAAAACACTAACTATATATAATAGTGATAGATATTTTAATATTCATACTAAAGATAAAAAAGAAATAAGTAAATCAATAAAAATAACACATGCAAACGAAGAGGAAATAGAAAAAAATCTAGATAAAATAGCCAATAAGTCTAGTAGGTATATACTTAAAGATGATAATACGTATATGTTATTTAATGAGAAGTACAACAATGATAGGCTTATTGAGAAAGTGTGTAAACATGGAGGCGGTGTTTACTACTATACGGATTCTATTATACCTTATTATGTGTTTAAAGACTTATCTACAAATCAAAACTCAGCAGTTGTTTATAAAATGCGTGAGCGTTTTTCAGATAAAGAAATTGATAATATAGCATTATCCTTTATGGGAACTAAAGTAATAATTGATATTTCAGTAGTGTTACCTTACGTAAACCCATATGAAATTATAAGAAATTTACATCCAATTAAAACTAATGTTGATGAGGTACATTT